TAATACTATGCTTACATACCTGATAAGCAATATCTTCTCTTGGATCATAACCTATAAAAACTTTCATCCCCAGTGTTCCTCTAATAATTTTCTTGCTTTGCCTGTTTTCATTTCGTTAACGTGAAATTGTCCGTATGCTAGATGACAACCCCAAGCATATAACTTGTCTGCACTTGGATAATACGGTGTATCAATTTTGCTTAGATCCCTACAAGAAACAGGATGTGCTGCGTGGGCATCTGCTAATGTAAATGTAGGAATACCGTGAAAAATTGATTCTACAGCAGCATTACTATTGTAAGTAACCAACGCAAATACATCATCGTCCAATGCTTCTTCTAGTGTATTTGTTAATCTATCCGCACGCTGTTTATCGCGGCGGCGAACTTCTACAGGACGATCAGTATGTTTTTTAATCTCAGCAACGGTATCCTCGATCCAATCATCTAAATTCAATCCATAAAACTTCATTGGTTTTTCATCAGGTGCTGCTAACAAAATTTTTCGACCACCTTTTTTAAAAGGTCTAAATCTTCTACGAAATAATCTAAATCTATCATCCGGACGCTCAATAATTTCATCCTGGTGTTGAAGATCATTTTTAACAATTCTATGCCAGTACTTCCATCCGTTTGGATTGGCTATTGTTTTTTCATTACCAAAGTATCCAGTGTCAATATAGTAGAATGGACGATCTTTCCTCCAACACTTGTGTATGATTTTTTTCTTTAAGATTCCACGCATAACAATAGGTGTATATTCATCATAATCGTCCCATACAAACGTATTCGAGTCAACAAGTATACCTTTTGTTCCTTTACAAAAAGAATTTACATATTGATCTTCTTCTCCTTTACTTAAGAAGATCCAAGGATTCCAATCACTCATTCTCTTTCTATATCCTCTTCTTCACATTGTTTACCATATTGTATTTCTACAATTCGACACGGTTGATCAAATGGATTAGTTAGTTGGTGCCATTCACCGCATAGTATTGTATACTCGTCGTGCTTTTCTAGTTGTTTAGGAGGCATAGCATAGCCGCCTTCTAATTTACTATTAACTACACATTTGCCTTCGCTTACCAACCAGTATTCGTTACGCCATCTATGTTTTTGCATTGATAAACTTTGACCCGGATCGACTGTAAGTTCTTTTACCTTACAACCTTCTACTTCGTGTAGTACACGATAATAACCCCAGTCACGTTCTGTCTTTGGTGCCTTCCATTCTTCTAGTATCCAACTACTTGAATTCTTTTTATCTTCTCCACCAACACCAAAAACAAATTTAACGTCTGCAACAGACATTTCAGGAATATTTTCTTGTGTTCGATCGCCGCCGTTTGCAAATATAATTTCTGATCTTGGAAACAGTCCAACTACCTTTCTAATAGCATCAATAGCAGTGTTATCGTTGTCGTCAAAATTAATAACACGATCGACCATTTGTAAGTGTACGAGCACTTCTGCACGTTCTTCCCAAGGCATAAAACTTCTACCTTTTTTACGTGCTAACCATTCGTCTGAATTTAAACCAACAACTAGATAATCACCTAATGTTGCTGCTTCTTTAATGTAAGCAATATGTCCGGAATGTAGCGGATCGAATCCGCCGGTGATTAATACTATCTTCATACGCATATTTATATGCGCAGTTAATTAGTCTAGTTAAAGAGTGGCATCATCTAAGCCAGCAGTTCGTAACTTTACGATATTGCTAACCTGCCATTGTTTGATATCTAAGCCTTTAATAACGCCTAGCCATTTGTTACGAATTAGAGAAAATTCGTTGATAATTTTTTCAAAGTCGATAACATCGGCTTCGCCGTCTACGAACTTTTCAGCATCTCTAGAACTAAGGGCACGTTGATAATTTTCAACATATTTTCTAAAGTGTGAACTTCGTAGACGACGGAGTTCGATATTTAAGTATTCGAGTATGGCTTCAATTTCTTGAAGTTGGCTAAAACGTGTTTCTACAATTGCAGGCATTTCTGCTGATATCTTTTCTAATCTACCAGAAACTTTTTGATCTGCCTTAGCCGCTAATAGTTCATTATTAAAATAATCAACAGCGTCAGGAATCTTGCCTATATCTTTAGAAACTGCGTCGTACCAATTCATTTTTTAATCTTCAAAGCCGTAATCTTCTTCTTCATCACTGTCACCAATGGTTTCATCATCCATTGCATATTCTACAGCAGCATCTAAGATAGGATCAACACCCATTAAACCTTCAATTACAGATTCTTTCACTCCATAATCTAATAAAACGTTAATGTATTCATATGCTGTATCTTGTCTATGCTTTTCAGGAATATGCTCCGAAAACGTTGTCCAAAGGTCTGCAATTAGATCTTCATTCATTCAATAGTCTCCGCTTGAGGTTCTTCAATACTTACCTCTTCGGCGTCTGCTAGTTCTGGAGTTTTGAGTAAGTCTTGCATAATTAATTCTAACTTATCGCCAGTCCAGTTCTTGCGGTACTCTAAATGTACTTCGCCTGCAAGGTCTGTGTATTTAAGTCGATTACCTTCTTTCTTAAGTAATCCTTTTGCCTCAAACAGATCTACTAATCCTGAATACGGATCCATTCCTGTTTCATATGGAATCTTAACCTGTACACCTTCAAACGGTTTTGCGTAACGAGTTTTCATTACTTTACAGGCTGCACGAATACCACGTACATCACTTACTTTGTTACCATCTTCATCTTCTTTAAGTTTTAGTTTACGCATTGCGATAACAATACTCGAAGCGTAGATAAAGCCTTGACCACCTGAAATCTTGTCATCTGGATCAAACATATCTTGTGATGCGTAAGTGTGGTTTGTACATACCATACCAACATTATAATTGCCAAACATATTAACGCAGTTACGTACAAGTGCTGTTAGTGCCTTAGGCTTACGGCCCATATCACCTTTTAAATCGCCCTTGCCAAACTGGTCTACATCTGTAGGTGTTAACAACATACCTAGTGAGTCAACTACAAACAATACCTTAGGACGATCTTCGTCTGCCATATCTCTATAGTCTTTCATAAACTCTGAAACAGTTTTGGCAACGTCATCGATCATTGCCATATTAAGTTTTAGTAGTTTTTCTTCTGAAGTGTCTACACCAAGTGCGTGTAACCACGCTTCGTCTAATGCGTTCTCAGAGTCAATTAGTACAACAAAAATATCTTGCTCTTGTGCTGCTTTAACAATGTTAGCACTCGCAAAATATGATTTGCCTGCACCCGATTCACCTGCGAATACACTGACTTTACCTAGTGGAACACCTTTGTGAAAATCACCACTAATTAGATAGTTAAGAGCATAGTTACCTGTGCTTACCCAATCAGTAGGATCATTAAACCCGATACCAACACCGTCGATGGATTTGGTTAGGGTTTTTCTAAATTTACTAATATCAAATGCTTTTGCCATTTTATTCCCTCTTATTAAAGAGTGAGAGACTTCGCTGGTTACCGTACGGAAGTTTTTGCCGGAACTCTCACAAACTCGTTAATTAGTTATTACGAGCGCGGATCTTTGCAAGAATGTCTTGAGCACGACTTGCATTGTCACCGTCTTCTGATGCTGCTTCTGGAGCAGCCGCTGGTGCTGGATCTGCTTCAAATGGTGCTGCTTCTGCTTTAGGTGCTGCTGGAGCAACATTAGGATCACCTGTACGTTGTGCCATTCCTGCTGGACGGAAATATTGACCCCAACGATCTGGATCATATGCTTCACCATCAACTGATGCTTCGAACATTTCTTTCATTACTTGAAGTTCAACATCACCTGGCTTCTTAGGAAGGAAGTCTGACAAGTTAAACAACCCGTGTGATTCGATTGCTGCTTGTTCTTCATCAGTAAGAGCACGCTCACGACGTGACCACTTTGAAGTTGAATAGTCAGCAAATCCGCCTTTACTAGTTTTAGCAATACGGAAATCTACACCACGTAAGTAATCAGTTGGTAATTCATCCAACTCTGGATCCATAAGTGCTGATTTAATGGTCTGGAAAATTTGTGGACCAATAATAAATCTACGAATAGGATTTTCTGGAGTAGTTTCTTCGTTAAGAGGATCTTCTGTAACGAAACCTTGGAAGATGTATGAACGCTTCTTCCAATATTTACGACCCATATCTTCTAGTGCTGGGTCTTTAAACCAACCACGTACTTCTGAAAGGATTGGACAAGTAGTTCCGTCATTGTACATTTCAACACACGGTACTTGAACAATAGTGTTACGTGAATCAGTTTCGCCTTTGATACCTGCGAATGGTAATTTAATCATCGCACGCTCTACCCAAAAGAATGTGTTATTAGAATCACCATCAGGTAAGAAACGAACTACGGCTTCTTTGCCTTCTTGCATATTCCAGTGTGGGTAAATTGCGTTGTCGCCGCCTGTAGATTGACGGTTGCCGCTTTGATTGTTTTGCGCTTCTTGAAGTTTTGCGCGGATTTCTGCTAATGTTGCCATTTTTGTAGCCTCCTGTTTGCCTTTATAAAAATGTATGCCTTTTTAAGCATAATGTATATTATGCTATCAGTATTTATCTAAGTCAAGTGTTTTTTCGAGAAAAGTGATATAGTTTGGTAAGATTAAATTAATCTTTTGATATAAAAGATAATTGCAGAATCTGTTTCTTCTTTTACTAAGATGTTGTTATTTCTACAAAATCTTTCGTATGTAAATAATTGATTTAAAAAATGTTGTATCGTGGGATCAGTTGAGGTTGAAATTTTTACAATTTCCCCGCGAACCATTTCGGTTCTTAATCTGGATATTATCCTTTCATAATAAGTTGGATAACTATCGGCGGTTACGTCAAGTTCCTGATCAAAATGTTGCGACATTTTTTGTCCTTTAAAATCCACTAAGTGCTTTGATACGATCTAGTTCTTCGTTTTCTTGTTCAGCCTGTGCTTCAACTTTTTCAGCACCTGCTTCTTGCTCAGGAGCCATACGCTCTACAAACTTACGAGCAATCATCTCAGCCTGTTCGCCAAACTTCTTGCCTACCATAGTACAAACACCTTCTGGTCCTTTAGGGAATGTGCCTGACTCTTTATCGTAGAATGAACTAATAAATTCTGCTAGTTCTTGTGTAGTCATAGACTTCTGCTCACCTTCTTCTGTGCTTTCAGTTGGAGGTTCAACTTGGTCTGCACCTACTGCAGGCTCATCTGTCATATCACCAAAGTCTAGTTCACCTAATGCATCTGGAGCATTTTCTTCTACCCAGGCTTTAATCAATGGACGTATGCATTGCTCTGGATCTTCTTTTGCTTTCATTTTAATGTCTGCTTCAAGTTTAGGATCATCAATAATACCTTCTAAACTTTCAATAGCATTAATACCGTCTACGCCTGCAGGAAAATGTTCACCTACAAGAGAATTTAATTTTTGTATAGCGGTTTCACGTTCTTCAGTATCTTCGCTTTGAATTGGGCTATCCTCACCGAGGTTCATAGCCCAGTTTTCAAATTTATCCATTGGGTGAGCCTTTACTGTTTCTTCTTGTTCAGCCACTTCATCTGTTTGAATGTTTGCGACTATGTCGTCATAGCCTATTGTATTTTCTTCAGCCATTAGTCTTGCTAGTACAGGAAATACATCTGACATTTCTTCGTTAAACTTTTTAACAGTGAATTTTTCTTTAAAATCTTCCATCATTTCGTCAGACATTTCAACTGCCTCTCTTGCCTGGAAGTTTTCTACATAAGCCTCGTAGTGTGATTGTTTTGCCATCTTAGCAACAGTTTCACGTAGTTTATCTAACTGTGATTGACTGCGCATAACAACTTCGTTTGTATCGGAGTTCATTAAGTCGTTACGTACTACATAGTTTGAAAAACTTTTTAGTTGAGCAATTTCTTCACTCATTTTAACAATACTTTCACCTACAGCATCGTATGGTAAGCCACCGTTAGCAACGTGACGTTGCATTGCACGAGCACCTGCTAGGTGTACAAATGGATATTTAAATCTTTCACCGTCTTGATTTTCAACAAACAGCGCTGAAATATTTCTACTTCTTGCTCCTGGTGCCATATCATCCATTACTGCCTTACTATGTTTAATAATAAGTTTAGTATCTTCTAGTTTTTGGTAACTCATTGTTTTTGTACCATACAAGTTACTTTCGTTCATCATACCTTCTCCGACTGGTTTAATCATTGTATTGTTATCAGCAGGCGTAGGTTGAGCGTGCTGACTTAAAAATGCGTAATCTCTTTTATCTAAATTATCTTTTGCTATATCGCGTGTATCAAATGCTAATAATCTGCGTTTGCCAAATGAACGCAATTCTCTTAAAAATTTATACCAGCCATCTTTTTGTCCATCGTCCATACCTTCAGTAATTCCAGTAGAAAAATAAACTTTCATTGAATTAGGCTCGGCTAAACTAACGCTAACGTGTCCGATTGGTTTTTCGTTTTCGCTAACGTAATCAAAATCAAAGAATCGTGCATCTTCTGGGTTAATAGTAATCTGTCCAGAAGCATCACCAAGTTTTAATCCGGTGAATCTACTACGAATCTTATAAAATAAATCTGTTGCAATATTGCTAGTCGCGTCCATATTAATATTTATCAAAAACCTGTACTTACAAAGATCGGCATTGGCATTGTCTCTTCATTGATTTTTTCCGTCATTTTTTCGTAAATTTTAGGATCCCAATCTGCTAAGACGTCTGCCATCCTAATCACCAACAATAATGACATAACTAGGTCATCGTGTTCGCCTGTTTTTGCTCTAAAACTAACACCACTTGCTATGAATGTTTTTAGTTCTGATATTAAAGGCTTAGAATATATTTCCATTTTACGTGTTTCTAGTAAATTTTTAAACTTTGAACACGCAGTAATCTTTGCTTTGTGTGTAGTGTTAAATCCTTTACGGAAACGTCTAACGTGTCCTTTTCTAATAGGTTCGCTTAGGAATAATCCGTGGAAATTCTCTTCTCCGATATCGTTAATAACAACAAGTGCTGCTTCACCTAGTGTGTTATTTTCTACACTATAATAAATTTGTGGATTTGGATTGCCTTTTGCTGCTGCTTCATCGTAAATATATTTGAGTATTTCTCTCATATGTTTTACTTGTTGTTGTATTGGTGTAGTATTGTGTCTCCACTCTGCAATTTGTTTCATTTCAGGCATAGCAAATACCTGTATAGCAGCATAGTCTCCACCTGTGCCTAAACTAGGGTCTAATGCTACAAGATAGGTAGAATCTCTATCAATGTTTGAATACCAACGTGTTTGTCCCATATTCATTACAGGTTCGATACCTTCAAGTTCCGCAAGTTTAACCGAGTTAATAAGTGTTTCATCAAAGATTAAGAATTCACATTCAAACTCTCGACGGAAACGTTGTTCTCCAATCTTTGCTTTTTCTAGTCTTGCCCATTCTTCGTCACGATCTGGATGTTCGCTCCAATGTGCAAAGTAAGAAAAGAAACCGTTTATGCCTTCACCTTTTTCGTTTTCGTTACCGTGTTCATCAAACTTTTTCTGTGCTTCAGTCCATATCATAGCGAACTGGTCTTCGTCTGAGTTTGGTGTGCTTGTAATCATACACTTACCACCTGTTGCTAGTGTAGGCGATAGTGCAGTCCAGAACTCTTTGGCTTTTTCAGGAGGTTGCACAAACGCAAACTCGTCACAGTATATTAATGAAAGCGACTTACCACGTCCTGTGTTTTCTGTTGTGGTAGTTGCTTGTATTCTAGCACCGTTATCATATTCGATAGTGTTACGGTTATAACTGTATACACCTGCACGAACAAAGTCAGGTAAGTTCTCGTAACCAAAACGATAGCGATCCATAATGTCTTTAGCACCTTCATATTTGTGTGCTGCGATTAACACTTGACAGTCTGGGACAAACATTGTGTACCATAACAA